AGCGGGTTTTAATGATACCATTTAAAAAATAGTTCTTGACTCGCAACCTCAAATTAGTTATACTTTCGGTAATATAAAAATGGATCTTAAAAGAGACATCGTAAAATATATAAGAGATAAAGCAAAAAATAAATATGAAAAAGGCACTGAGTGCTATATTTGCGGATCTACAGAGCAACTTGATTTTCACCATTTTTATACGCTCAGTCCGCTAGTTCATAATTATGTTAAGAAGAAAAAACTTCTTCCAGAAAATATTTTATCGTTTCGAGAAGACTTTATAGAGGAACACTGGGCCGAGCTATACGAACATACAGTCACTCTATGTCATGCGCATCATTTGCAGCTACACAAAGTATACGGAAGAAATCCTAGTCTAGCAACCGCAAAAAAGCAGGAAAATTGGGTAGAAATTCAAAGAGAAAAACATGGCATGGTATGATAGACTAATCGGGCGAAAAGCTCCAGAAGACGCAGAAGAAAAACTTAATCCTGCGCAGCCTTATTTTGATCATAAAACCACTTCCTCTCGAGAATTTACTTTTCGATACGAACGCGCATACGAAGACTTAGAAATTGTAAATCGTGGCGTAAACCTCATTGTTGATGATGCTGCCGAGATTCCTACAACTGTAGGCGGACAGATTCAATCTTTTAACAATATTGTAAAGGGCATAAAACGAGCAAAAGTAAACCTTCTTTTAAATAAGGAACCTAATCCTTTTCAGGATATTAATACGTTTAAGCGTAATTTAATTACTGACTTTTTGCTAGACGGAAACATATTTATTTACTTTGACGGAGTACATTTATATCACCTTCCATCTAGCAAAATGGTAATTCACGCAAGCGATAGTACTTATGTTGAAAAGTATACTTTCAACGAAAGAATTAATTATAAGCCTAGTGAAATCATTCATGTAAAGGAAAATTCTTTTTACTCCATTTATCGAGGAGTATCTCGATTAAAGCCTGCACTTCGTACAATGATTCTTATGCAACGAATGCGGGATTTTCAAGATAACTTTTTTCGAAATGGAGCAGTTCCAGGATTGGTACTTAAAAGTCCAAACACTCTTTCCGAAAAAATTAAAGAAAGAATGCTACAATCTTGGATGGCTCGCTACAAGCCCGATGCAGGGGGCAGGCGACCACTAATACTAGATGGCGGTATTGAAATAGACTCAGTTGCAAATGTAAACTTTAAAGAGTTAGATTTTCAGAGTGCAATAACAGAAAATGAAAAAATTATTTTAAAAGCACTCGGTATACCACCAATCATGTTAGATTCAGGGAATAATGCAAACATTAGACCCAACATGCGAATGTACTATCTTGAAACTATTTTACCGATAGTCAGAAAGTTAAATTTCGCACTAGAACGATTTTTTGGATTTGAATTGACGGAAGATATTACTAATATTCCGGCACTTCAACCAGAGCTTCGAGATCAATCTCAGTATTATTCAGCTTTGGTTAATACTGGTATTATCTCACCAAATGAAGCTCGTGACAAACTTGGATTCGAACCAGTAGAAGGGCATGATGTACTTCGAGTACCAGCAAATATTGCAGGTAGCGCAGCAAATCCAGACGAAGGCGGCAGGCCAGTAGAAGGAGAAAACGAAAATGGCGAGGCTTAGAGTAAGGAATGAAATTTTAAAAGCAGTGGGCATGTTTATGCTAGAAAAAGGAAAAATCCTTGAAAAGCATGATTATGACCAGTACGGAAATGAAGTTCCTATTCGCTCTGGAATGGCATTGAACCATTTCGGAAGCTGGTCTAGGATTCTCCAGACAATGGAAGGCAGTTTGCCTGAATTGTGGAAGGAAATAGAGGCAGCGTCAGCTCCGCCTCCTCCACCTCCTCCGCCAAAGCCTGAAGCAGATCCTCTTGCAAGTCTTGCAAAAAAGACTACTTCAGTAAAGGAAAAGAGTGAAGATGATGAATAAAATTTTCAATCTTACCTCCACATTTAAATCACACGCTACCGAAGATGGTAGTGTAATGATTCGAGGTATGGCAAGTACTTCGGACTTTGACCGTGCAGGAGATTCTATTTCTGCTGAAGCATGGGCAAAAGGAGGTTTAAGTAACTTTGAAAAAAATCCAATTATCTTGTTTAATCACAATTATGACAAGCCTATTGGTAGAGCAACGGGGCTCAAAGTAACTGATCGAGGCCTCGAACTCGAAGCTAAGATTAGTAAATCTGCCCCTGAATCAGTTTGTGAACTAATTCGAGATGGTGTCCTTGGAGCTTTTTCTGTCGGCTTCCGAGTCAAGGACGCTGATTATATCCAGGAAACCGACGGACTAAAGATTAAGGATGCTGAGTTGTTTGAAGTATCGGTTGTATCCGTTCCTTGCAATCAGACAGCTACTTTTTCTCTGGCGAAATCATTTGACTCTATTGAAGAGTATAATGAATTCAAAAAAACTTTCACCAATAGTGTCGATCTAGCCGGTCAGTCTCTGGCTAAGAACGAGGATATTTCCTCAAGCATAGCTAGTGAAACACCGGACGGAACCCAAGAGGTTCAAAAGGAGACAAAAATGTCGGAAGATGTAAAAACTCCCGAAGTCGACTTGGAAGCTTTTGCTAAGAAGGTAGCAGAGGAAACTGCTGCTAAAATTGCAATGAAGCAAGCCGAGCAGAAAGCAGCTGAAGAGAAGGCTGCACAAGAAGCTGCTGAGAAAGCTCAGGCAGATGCCGAGGCTAAAGCTCAGCAGGAAGAAGAAGTCAAGCAAGCTGTAGTAACTGGCGTAGAGTCAGGTACTGAGCGACTTCTTAAAGATATGGAAGAGAAGCTTACTTCTCGTGAAACGGATATGGCAGACGTTCTCGCTCAGTATAAGAAAGAGCTGGAAGAGAAGTCAGATGAAATCACCAAGATGCGCGAATCCAAGCGCGTATTTGCTGACCGCGCACAAAAGTCTGATATCTCAGCTTGGGGTAAAGACTTTTTGAATGCTCACATGTTGGGTGTTATGACTCAGAAGGGTTGGAACACTGACTTTGCTCGTGACATTCAGGAAAAAGCAGGTATCGACTATGCTACTAACGCAGCAGATATCGATCAAGAAGTTTCTTCTTTAATCGAAAAGGAAATCATGAACGAACTCCGCGTAGCGCGTTTGTTCCGTGAAGTTCCTGTAAATGGTAAGTCTACGGTTCTTCCCATCCAGGTAGATGTTGATCCCGCAGCATGGGCAACTAATGCTACTTCTGGAAACTTGGAAAATCGTGGCGCTTCAAATGCTACCTACCAGCCTAAGCAAGTTATCTTGAACGCTTATCGCTTGATCTCAAGCACGTTTATGGATAATGAAGTTGATGAGCAAGTACTCATTAACTTGATGCCTATGTTGGTTGAAGGTGTTGCACGTGCACACGGTCGTGCAGTAGAAGCAGCTATCCTGAACGGTAACGGTACTATCTCAGGTCTCGACGGACATGCAACCGCAGCTACTGCAAAGCATGACGTTGATGGTTCTACTGTTGCTGCTGGTAACTTCGATACTATGACTGCAGCACAACTCCTCGCAGCACGTAAGGAAATGGGTAAGTATGGCCTCAATCCTTCTGACGTAGTCTATATCGTAAGCCAGAACATGTACTATGATCTGTTGAGCGATTCTGCGTTCCAGAGCTTGGATGAAGTTGGTACTGAACTCGCTATCAAGGTAACTGGTACGATTGGTGCTGTATTTGGTTCAGCAGTAGTTGTATCAGAAGAGTTCCCTGCTGAAGCAGCCGGTGCTCCTGTAGCGTTCGCGGTATACCCCCGCAACTATGTAATCCCCCGTCTCCGCGGTGTAACTGTAGAGCAGGATTATGAAGTAATGAATCAGCGTCGTGTAATCGTTGCAACTCAGTCTCTGGGCTTCAACGAAATCGTAGCAGGTGCGTCTAGCGACCAACCCGCAATCAAGATTGATTCAGTAGCTTAATAATAGCTAAGAACTAACGGGGAGGGCAACCTCCCCCGAGGTTTTACTACTTGACTTATGGCAAATCTAGTTACTTTAGCACAATATAAAGAAGCGGAAGGAATTAACACACCGAAGGAAGACTTACGTCTGAATGTGTTAATACCGTCTGTGAGTCAATTAGTAAAAACTTATTGTGGAAACACTATTGTAGATTTTTACTCTACAAATAAAACTGAGACTTTCAATATTAACTGGAACACACATATTGTTCAGCTAACAGAAAGCCCGGTGAATACTATTGTAAGTGTATCAGAGCGAGATTCTTATAGTGAATCTTACACGGCACTTACTACAAATGATTATGAATACTATCTTGATACTACTACAGATAGTGTTATTCGTACAAATGCTTCTGGTACTCAGAAGTTTTGGCCGAGAGGAGTTGGAGCAGTACAAGTGGTTTATACCGCAGGGTATTCATCCACTCCTGAAGATTTAAAGCTCGCAATATTTGATTTAATCACTTACTACTTAAAAGACGAGCATAAAGAGCGTAGAACTCTTGGAGGAGCAAGTATTCAGAATCAGAGTTCTTCAAGTCAAAGAAATAATGTGGCGTTTCCCGATCACATTAAGCGAGTCTTAGACTTATACAAGAACTTTTAATGGCACAGGCAAATCTAAAAAAAGTTTTAGAAAAGCTAGAACAAGACTTGTATAGAAATGCAGAAGAGTATAGATTACTAATTTCTGATAAAAAAGTACATTTTATTCGTTTAACACGAAAAGAGTTAAAAGAGCAAGTAAGAGCGGAATTGCTAAATCGAAGAGGAGGATTTGCAGAATTACCTGAAAGTATTGAAAAAATTGTCGATGAAGAATCGGACGCAATGTATGAGTACTTAAAGGAAAGGTTAAATCCTATAAATTATAATGCAAATACCAGAAGAGTTTATTACACTTCGGACTATAAAGCAAATAATAGTTATTTCGAGGTTATGCTTGCAACAAAAGAAGGAAAGGGCGTAAGAAAAGTATTCAACCATTTTCGTACAATTAAACAGAATGCTCAAAGACAGCTCATAAAAAAGTTAAATGCCCAAATTAAAAAGCTGAATAATAGCAGAACTAATAAAGTAGAAGAAATAAATGCTTCAGATTTTTTAAATGTAGGGCACTTTGCAGAAACGGCAGTATCTATGCAAAGAAAAAGAGCAGTTGAAAATGCTCTTTTTAATTTTGGACAAAAAGGTTCCAAAGATGTAGCGCCTTTTATTAAAGCATTAAAAGATGAGCTTAAATTAAATATTAAGAAAAAACCTGGAAGTCCAATTGACGTAATCGGCGTAACTATAGAAAGCGCCTTTTTAAATAAAAAATATGGACGAGAGGTAGAAGCAAAGTTAGCCCCTAAAATTAATGAAGCTTTAGGAAGAGTTTTAGAAAAAATGCAAATGGAGAATTTATCAAGCTCTCCTACACCGATTGAAACTCGAATAGATAGAACCCTTAATAAGTTTGCAGATGTTGGAAAGGGAAAAAAGAACGTAAGAACCAACATAAAAAAGAAAAAGATAAATACAAAAGAAGTTAAAGCGGAAAAGAAAAAGAAAGTAAAAGCAGGAAAAGGGAAACAATTTAAAGATAATACTAAAGCTCCAAAAGTAGTATTTGATAATAAAGAAAGTAGAGCAGGTTCAACTATTAGTTTACTTGCTCTACTTAACTCAAAGTTAAGCAGTACTGTGCAGTCAAACATGGGACCGCCAGCATTAGAAAATAGAACAGGACGATTTGCCGGAAGTGTTCGTGCAATAGATGTTCAAAAAACAAAA